CTAAAGCCAGTAGCCGTTAAAACGCCCGTAGATGGTACATATTGCAGTTTGGTGGATGACACATATTGAGTTGACGCATTGCCCGTTGTAACCGCCGCAAACAGCGGATAACGGGTGGTTGCCGTTGTCGTATCGTCCGAAATAGCCACAGAAGAAGTGGGGTTTGACCAGTACGGTGTTCCAGACCCCGCAGATGTCAATACTTGGCCTGATGATCCATTCCCAATAAAACCTGTTGCGTTTGTACCACTTTGATAAGGTATGTTGCCTGCGACACCATTATTAAGATTATTGGCATATGTAGCTGTTCCTGACAATGTGCCTGCAAAATTAGTAGAAGTTAAAGTCCCACTGTAAGGATTAAAAGATAACTTTGTTGAAGTGACATCTAAAACCGTCACAGCGCCTGTACTTACAGGGCTTAATGTTGGATATAGAGTGGCATTTAATGCCGTGACATCTTGAATGCCAAGAGTGTTAGTTCCAGAAACAACAAATGGCTGACCCTGCCCAATAAAGGTATTAAATGTGTTATCGACATTAAACAGCGCCTGAACAGGCAGTATGTTTTGATCTAAAACAACAGCAGGATCAGCCATAACTTAGGATTGGTCAGCCGCAGGAGTCACATACAAAATGCCAGCAGTTGCAGAATTGCTTTTTGCTGTCAGATAGTATGGTGTTGTAGGCGTAGCCAAAATCAGCGGTGTTGTCATGCCAGCAGCTAAGACAAAATCGCCATTTGTGCCATCTACTGGGAAAGCGGGTGCGCCAGGATCGGCTGTACCCCATTTCACAGCAATAGGCGCTGCGCCAGTGTTCAAAAACGCAGTGTAGTTGATCTGGTCATTGGTTGAATCATCAATCAACACAGCCGCATGAGCCGTGCTAGTGACTGACAACGCAACTGTCTGACCAGCATTTCTCTGGACTGATGACTGTGCCATTACAGTTGAGCCACATGAATGATGCCGAAGTTCAAAGTCAAAGCCTCAGACAATGAGCCTGCGCTTGCGTTTGAAATGACAACTGTGAATGAACCGTTTGCAACAGCGGCAACGCTTAACAAATATGTACCAGCAGTCGCCGCGCCAGAAGCCAAGGCAATAACTGGAATATCGTAAGCGCTGACAGCACTGTTTGTAACCACAAAAGCCACTTCAGCACCAGCCGCCAAAGCCGCGTTATTGGTCACAATTTGACCTGCCGCCGCATTGATGGTAACGCCTGTTGATTTGCTGGTTAATTGAGTTACAGAAGAAACCGCTGTTGATGGTGAGCCAGTTGTGTAGCCCATCTGACCACTAACTGAGTTAACCAAAGAATAAGTAGCGTCAATAATATCTTGGTCAAGATATGCAACGCCAATTGCTTGAGAGTTAGCCATGATGATTCCTTTACAGAATGAATTGATTGTACTTTAAAAACAGAAAAAGCCACCCCTTTTGAGAGTGGCTTTTCTACTCAGTTATGCCTCAATTAAGAGTAAACAGAGAAGTCGTAACCGTAAACGTAAATGTCCACAGTTCCACCAGTAACAGCAGTACCAACCTTAACGTACAGAGTCTGTGCGGTCAGGGCAGTAGTTTTTGTTCCAGCGACAACAGTTGCGTTGGTAACGTAAGTTGAACCAGTGTTGCTAGTCAAAGTTGCGTTAGTAACGATTTCTGTGCCGCCGCCTGCTGGTGCAGTCCAAATAGCCAATGCGCCAGAGCTAACGTCTTTGTTAGCGTTGGTGATGGCCACGTTTTGTACGCAGTAGGTGGTGACGTTCTGAGCAGGCAAAGTGACAGTCGAATCGCCAGTAGCGGAGATAGGAACGCCAGTTGCCACAAACAACAAGCGGATAGCTTGGTTTGTTGCCAGGTTGCTTGGGTGAATTGTGGTGACGCTATTAGGTGCAGCCATGATTTTTCTCCTTGGTTTAGGTTAATTAAGCTGCAACGCGGCAGGCCAACTCAGGGTACAGCGGCGCCCAGCCATACAGCACATCCAAACGAGTCGGGATTGAATCGTTGTTGATGGTGTATTGACGAACCACACGCATTGACAGACCGATTTCCTTATCGCTTGCACGACCAGCAAAATGCACACCCTCTGGCAATTCCAGATCGGCTACTGCCAAACAGAACGCATTGCGGTGCATGATGATGTTTTGTGGGGAAACAGTACCAGTGTTGTTGAACGGTGTAACAGCAGATGCACCAGCGTTTGTAATTGAAACGTTCTGGAACTGACCAGCGGTGATGACAGCAGGGCTGACGGTCACAGAAGTAGTACCAGAAGTAGAAACGGTCACAGGTGCGGTCACAACAAAGTTACGCAGTTTGTTTGAACCATAAGCCTGACGGTTTTGTGGGTTGACCGCATAAACGTTGGCGATCTGGATAACGTCACCTTGGTTCAACGATGCGTTGGCAGTTGTAGCTGACAAAGCAATAGTTGAAGTAGATGCCCAACCAGAAGTCAAAAAGCCTGTTGCAGTTGAAGTGTTGCAAGACAAAGTGGCGGTTGAATAAGAACCGAATGTCTGTGACACCACGTTCTGATCCATCTTCCAGTTCATGCCTGCGCTGTCACGACCCATCAAACCCTTGCGATACTGCTCGCCAATGGCTTCTTGAGGCACAAACAGACCTTTCAAGCTGTCCACAATAGTGGCAGATGTAAAGGGTTCAACGATACATGAACGGCGACCGTCACGTGGTGCGCCTTCAGCGTCCAAGTAAGCGGCGGCAGTCAGGTATGTAATCAAACCTGTGGGTGGTGTGCCAGCAGTACCAACGATGTTGGCGGTGTTGTTTTTAGCCATGACCAAACCATCACGGTCGATCTTGTTGGCAATAGCCGCCACAGCAGGCTTCAACACGCGGTCACTAAACATATCCAAGGACAAAGCCAAGTCTTGTGTAGTGAACTGTGTATCAACGTGAAACTGTGTTGACAAAGTTACAGGAACGCTTGTCTCGTTGAAATCTTCAACGTTCAAAGCAGGGCCAGTAGTACCGATGAAACGACCAGGTCTACGGACGTTAACGGTGTTACCGATTTTTGCACCTACGACAGCGAATTGATCGTCATAGTTGCGGTCGACTTCCGATGTGAAAGTCAATTCGTTTTCCAAGACCATCAACGCTTCGTTGGTGATCTTAGAGATGGTTAGCAATTGATTAGCCATTTTATTTCTCCAAAAAGATTAGGTTTACCTGATCTTGCCTGTTCTGCGTTGGGCTTTCCACTGAGCATAAGTACCATGAAATTCGCCATCGCTGCCGATTGGTACATCTACTGGTGCAACCCCACCACGGATCGGGCTGATCGGTGCTGGTGCTCGACTTTTAACCACAGTCTCTTGTTTAGCAGTTGGCTTTACGGCTAACCGTTCTTCCAATTTCCCTATCTCTCTCAAGGCCGCTTTAGGCGACATACCAGCTATTTTCTTTGCGAGTTCGTCATTTTCAGCTAGGTGGTACAGAACCTGTGGTCCTACATCACTCTCCAGAATTGCATCTCTAACATCGTCATTCACAACAACATCACTAGATGCCACGATCTCATCAAAGTCTGGCAAAGATGCTTTGGCGGCTTGCACTTTTGTCGCCCAAGTCTCAATGACCTTTTGGCGTTCAACTGCTACCTTTTCCTCTGCATCCCGCCTATCACGTTCCGCTAACGCCTTTTCTGTCGAATATTCCGCTAGGGCTTTCGCATACTCAAACGCGTCTTGGAACTGGCTTGGTTGCGGTTCTTCGTCTACGTCTTGCGCTTTTGGCGCTGTCGGTTTCTCAAGTGCCGCTAAACGTGCTTCTAATTCTTCCCTACGCTGACGTTCTTGTTGCGCTTCTTTACGCGCATCTTCACGTTGCTTGGTCAGATCAGAAAACCGTCTCTCAAGTTTCGGGTTCTGCTTCTTTTCCTCTGTGGGTTTAGCTTCTTCCTCTGCTGTAGGCTCACTCTGGTCTGTATCTGCTACTGGCTCAGTTGGAGTTTCCTCAACAACCGCCTCAGATGCTTCACGATCAGCTAAACCTAATCTTTGTGCATAAAAATCTGCTGCATTTTCGCTGGTCAATACTGACCCTGCTTCTTTTTCCGACATGAGTTACCTCAAGAATTAACCCAGTTGACCCAACTGGTAAGGTTTTGTGGTTTTTACCACGAAATCATTGTTGTGTCAATGGATTAGCACCAGAACTTATGTCAGTTTCGGCAAATCTCATCGACTCTTGCTGTTCACGGTCGCGCTTGGCAATTTCCTGATTCAATCGAGCTGTGTCCATGTGGTGCAACAGCAGTTCCATAATGGCCTCAATCTCAATCTTGTTCTGGCTTGTCACCGCGCGGGTATTCTGGTCATTGACCTTAACCTCTGCCATTGTTTCAGTGTTGTGTGCCTTGGCGGTCTGGCGCATCAATTCGCGCTTAGTCTCGCTA